CTATTGTGCAAAGCAGCACAACCAAACAAGTGACTGTGGCGAACCTAACTGCGGGCAGGGGAATTAGCGCCACCACTGGCACGTTCACTGGTGCAATTACTCCAAGTCAAACGGCTGGAATTGTTGGGACAACAACCAATAACAACGCTAATGCAGGAAGTGTTGGAGAGGTAATATCTTCATCTGTTGCGGTAGGTTCAGCGGTTGCACTTACAACTGCCACATCTGCAACGTCAGGAACAACAGTCACCAGCATTTCTCTTACGGCTGGTGATTGGGATGTGTTTGGTGTAGTAGGTGAAAACGGCACAGCGACAACTAATTTCACAGTTATAGCTGGAGGCATCAGTACTGTGAATAATGAATTGAGTGGCTTGTACGAGGAGCGCACTGCATTCATTTATGGTGCGGCGGGCCGAGTTCCTGCGGGTAGCCCAATTTCATTTGTGTTTCCACCAACGAGAGTGTCAGTTGCGTCTACAACCACTTATTACCTTATTGCATACGCACAATTTACATTGTCTACAGCAACAGGATTTGGAAGAATCACAGCAAGGAGAGCACGATGAAATTTTTTGTAAAAATAGACGGCGCAAGATTTGTTTCTTACGAGGGTATGACGCAAGAAGAAATTACCGCTGTGCTTGCAGAGCAAAACTTAGCTTGTGAATTTGTAAGCGAGTCTGACTATGAGCAAGCAACCGCGCTTTTGAATGCACAAGCATTGATGTATATATAATAGCCAAAACCGTACTGATGCGGCACATCAGGGATTCCAAAGGAATCAAAAATGTCAGAAGAAAGTCAGCAAGAAGTAATAGCGGAAGTATCCGCGCCAGAACAGGTGGCTACGGCAGCGCCTGAAACTGAAGTAAATGCGCCGGAAGTAAGTGCTGAGGAACAGCAAAAAGAACCTTCAAGGGTGTTCACCCAAGAGGAACTGGATGCGGCCATTGGCAAACGACTTGCAAGAGAACAACGTAAGTGGGAAAGAGAACAGAATCAGAGGCAAGCGGAAGCGCAAACCTTGAAAGCGCCTGTTGAAATTCCGTCAGTCGATCATTTTGAAAGCCCTGAAGCGTACGCAGATGCACTAGCGCTAAAGAAAGCTGAAGAACTGATTGCCCAACGAGATCACGCACGGCAGCAATCTGTTATTCTTGAGACTTATCACGAGAAAGAGGAAGAAGCGCGGACTAAATATGATGACTTTGAACAAGTCGCATACAATCCAAACGTCCCAATCACGACCGTGATGGCTCAGGTGATTCAAGCCTCAGATATTGGCCCCGAAGTAGCATATTACCTCGGTGCAAATACTAAGGAAGCGAGTCGCATATCCCGTCTTGCGCCGATGTTGCAAGCCAAAGAGATTGGGTTGATTGAGGCCAAATTGTCCTCTAATCCACCTGTTAAGAAAACAACGTCTGCACCTGCACCTATTTCACCTGTTACAGCGCGTTCTACTGGTTCACCCGCGTATGACACAACTGATCCTCGTTCTACGAAGACCATGAGTGCATCCGAATGGATCGAAGCAGATCGAGCAAGACAGATGAAAAAGTTACAAAGTCAGATGAACCGCTAATTATTTTTTGAAGGATTTTTAATCATGGCTAATAGTATTCTAACGATTGACATGATTACTCGGAAGGCTCTGGAAATTCTAGAGAACAACCTTGTAATTACCCGTAACGTGAACCGTCAGTATGACGACAGCTTTGCTGTTGAAGGTGCTAAGATTGGTTCAACCCTCCGTATTCGTTTACCAGACCGTGCTTTAGTTACTGACGGCGCCGCCTTGCAAGTTCAAGACGACAACGAACAATACACAACTTTAACCGTTTCTACCCAGAAACACATCGGCGTAAACTTTACGTCTGCTGAATTGACCATGCAATTGGACGATTTTGCGGAACGTGTGCTTAAGCCTCGTATCAGCCAGTTGGCATCTAGCGTTGACTCTGACGTTGCTAATGCGTTCAAAACCATTGGTAATTCTGTTGGAACTCCTGGAACCACGCCAAGCACTTCTTTAGTTCTGTTGCAAGCGCAGCAAAAACTAAACGAAAATGCCGCTGTAATGTCGCCACGTTATGCTACAGTTAATCCTGCTGCTAACGCCGGTTTAGTCGAAGGCATGAAGGGCTTGTTTAACCCAACCGATACCGTTAGCCGCCAGTTCAAAAACGGCATGATGGGCACGGGTGTGTTAGGCTTTGATGAGATCAACATGTCTCAGTCAATCAAGCAATTCACCACTGGTTCACGCGATGCTGCTGCTGCCACCACTGTAAAGACCACTGTGTCTTCACAAGGTGCATCAACCATCGTATTGACTCAAGCCTCTGTGTCTACAACAATCCTCGCCGGTGATGTATTTACCGTTGCTGATTGTTTTGCTGTAAACCCACAGACTCGTGAGACCACTGGTTCATTGTTCCAGTTTGTCGCTTTGGCTGACGCCACTGCGGTTGCCGGTGATTGGTCTGTAACAGTTGCCCCTATCTACACTTCAGCTAGTGCTTTGGCTACTGTAAATAGTTTCCCAACTGCTGCTAAAGTCGTAACTTTCTTGGGAACCGCTTCTACAGCTTATCCTCAGAACTTGGTTTACCACAAAGACGCCATCACCTTTGGTTCGGCTGACTTGTTGTTACCACAAGGCGTTGATATGGCTGCTCGCGCAGTTCATAACGGTATCAGCTTACGTGTTGTTCGTCAGTATGACATTAACAACGACCGTATGCCTTGCCGTATTGACGTTCTGTATGGCTACAGCACAATCCGTCCTCAAATGGCTTGCCGTATCTGGGGTTAATCATGCCAAACACAAAACCCGTAGGTGTTGCCTATTCCGACCCTCAGTTGGATGCGGCTATCATCGGCAATACTAAAACTGCTGGTGGAACCGTTGGGTTTTATGGGACTACGCCGGTTACACAACGTGCGGCTGCAAATCAAGCAGCCTCCGTTGTGTCGGCGTCTTCTTATATTACCGTGGGTTCTAATTTGGCAGCTTGGGCTGCTGAAGTAAACGCTACTCTCACAGGCTTAGGCGTGTGGAAGGGCGGAGCTTAATTTTTTTACGTAAAGGATATTTATTATGGCTTATCAAGTCGGAGATGGTAATAGCGGCGAAACCACGAATGTAGGTCGTTCAGGTGTGCCGGTTCAAATTGGCGGTTCGGCTGCTACTACAATTGGTTTTTATGGGGCTACCCCAGTTGTGCAACGCGCAACTGCTACGACTCATACAACCACCAACGTAGTAACTAGCGCTAGTTATGGCACGTTGCAAGTGGCACAAATGCAAGAGGTGATGAACACTCTAGCAGGTTTGGGCCTCTGGGCAGCGTAATGGATTGGGGTTCACTTTCACACGTTCTGTGTGGGAGTGAATCCCACCAAACTTTATGGCGGTAACATGAAAGTTGTTTTTTGTCTTCCTACAGTTAAACGACCATATCAGCAATGTTTAGACAGCCTTGAAGCGTCTATACCACTTATTAAAGCAGCGGGATGGGAAGATGGGTTAGTCAATGAAGTTGGCAATCCTTACATCTCTGCGGCAAGAGCAGCGATGCTCAGAAAAGCACTCAGCGCTAAAGCTGACGTGATTGTATTTATAGACCATGACTTGTCATGGCGGCCACAAGATTTATTAACTTTAATTGAAACACCAGGCGATGTGATTGGTGGGCTATACCGGTTTAAGAAAGATGAAGAACAATATATGGGCGTTCTTCAAGATGGTGAAAATTTTATGCCAATTGTTAGGGGTGATGGTTGTATTCAAGCCACCCGCGTTCCGGCGGGGTTTTTAAAAGTTACTAAAGAAGCTGTTGGGCGGTTTATGGCGGTTTATCCCGATTTATGCTATGGCCCAAAATATGAATTGTCTGTAGACTTGTTTAACCACGGCGCCCATAAAGGTGCATGGTGGGGCGAAGACTACGCGTTTAGCCGTAACTGGATTGACGCGGGCGGTGAAATTTGGATACCGCCAGATTTAGAATTAACGCACCATTCTACTGAACAAGCCTATTCTGGCAATTATCATCACTTTTTACGGCGTCAGCCTGGGGGCGATTTATGGTCATCTATTTAAAACATCCGGTTCACGGCACAAAAGTAGCTATTTGCAGTTTAGAAGCAAAAGCAGATGAAGAAAATGGTTGGATGCGGTATACTTTGGATACGCCCTTGATTGACGAGGATGCGGCCCCTGTGGTGAATACACTGGAAATTAAACGTAGAGGCCGCCGTAATGCTTCGGTGGCTGTAGAAGGAGTATAGA